CAAGACCACCTCTACCAAGCCATCAAGCTGGCTGAGGAATCAGGCACGGCGTTCACGCAGTTGCTGACTCGTGATCGTGCTTACGTGAAGTTGGCCAAGTATCTTGGCTCGACCAAACGTGACGTCACCCAGGCTGACCTGACTGAAGACCTGCCGTTCTATCGCGGAGCTGCAGCGCAGAAGACAGAGATGCTGACCCTCGCTACCGCGTGGGGCTACAAGAACAACGTGATCATCAAGAAGTCATTCAGCGATGGCATCGAGTTCTTGCGCGGTGAGACGCTCAAAGAGACCGACATCGACAAGATGGTGTTGAGCTACAGCACCGACATCACCACTGACTACCGCAACGAGTACGCCCCGTTTGACCAGCTGCACAAGCTGACTCAAGCACCAGGCTTGCACTGGGTGGCCCATCACCTCAATGGTGGCTACCGCAACGAAGAGAACTGCATTCCAGGCTTCAACCTGGTGGTGATCGACGTTGATGGTGGAGTCAACATCAGCACTGTGCAGCTGCTGCTCAAGAACTACAAGTACTTGATCTATACGACCAAGCGTCATACGGAAACTGAAAACCGTTTCCGCATCATCATGCCGATCAATTATGAGTTGTCGCTTGATGCCAAGGACTACAAAGAGTTCATGAGCAACATCTACGAATGGCTTCCATTCGAGGTGGACACAGCAACCAATCAGCGTGCACGCAAGTGGCTGTCTAACGACGGCACCTATATGTACAACGACGGTGAAGTGCTCGACGCCTTGCCCTTCATTCCGAAGACCAGCAAGAACGAAGAGCGCAAAGAGCTGATGCACTCACAGCATTCGATGGACAACCTCGAGCGCTGGGTAATCAACAACATTGGTGACGGCAACCGCAACAACATGCTGCTGCGCTTTGCCATGATCTTGTTGGATGGTGGCTTTGACTTTGAAAACATCCGCCAACGCGTGATGGGTTTGAACGAGAAGATTGTCGACAAGCTCGATGAAGCGGAAATCATGAGCACGATCATGATCACCGTGGCCAAGGCAATTGCCAAACGATAACGGGATGCGCCTCCGGGCGCTTCTGCGAACTACTTAGGAACTTTCATGTCCGAAACCAACGACCATCTCGTCTTGCTGTGCGGCAAATCTGCCACCGGCAAATCAGCCTCGCTGATGGGATTGCAGAACCCCGAAGGCGTTCTCTATCTCAACTGTGAGTCTGGCAAGAAACTGCCATTCAAATCCAAGTTCATCCAGAAGACGGTCACCGACCCGCTGCAGATCAACGAGGCATTTGACTGGGCAGAAACCAACCCCAATATTCACACCATTGTGGTTGACTCTCTCACGTATCTCCTGGATATGTATGAGAGCGTGTACGTGCTGAATTCCAGCAACGGCATGCAAGCGTGGGGCCAGTTTGCTCAGTACTTCAAAACACTGATGCAGCAATACGTCGCACGCTCAACGAAGCGAATCATCTTCATTGCTCACACCAGCGACACGCTGAACGAGTCCGAGATGCTGATGGAAACCAAAGTGCCTGTCAAAGGCTCTTTGAAAAACAACGGCATCGAGAGCTACTTCACTGTCGTGATTGCATCGAAGAAAGTCTCGCTCAAAAATCTGAAGGATTACGGCAGCAATCTGCTGACTGTGACACCTGAGGAGGAAGCGCTTGGATTCAAGTACGTCTTCCAAACCAAGATCACCAAGGAGACGGTCAACGAACGTCTGCGCGGTCCTCTTGGGTTGTTCGATACAAAGGAAACTTTTATCGACAACAACATGCAACTGGTCTTAGACCGACTTCACGAGTACTACGCTTAACCGCGCGGTAGTCATTCAAAAATCCCTTAAACCAAATCGAAAGAAAACACATCATGAACATGCTCGCATCATTGACGACCGACTCCTCCATTGCCGAAGAAAAAGATTCCGTAGGCGGTGGTGGTGTACTCGAGTCTGGCATCTACGCAGCCAAGATCGCACTGGCCTACATCACCAAATCAGCTGGTGGTGCATTGGGCTTGGTCTTGAACCTGAAGACTGACGCCGGCCGCGAGATCCGTCAAACCTTGTGGATGACTTCTGGCACTGCCAAAGGCTGCAAGAACTACTACGAGAAAGACGGCCAGAAGAATTATTTGCCTGGCTTCAACCATGCAAACAGCTTGGCCCTCTTGACCGTTGGCAAAGAGATCTCTGCACTGGAAACCGAGACCAAAGTGGTCAACGTCTACAGCGCTGAAGCCAAAGCCGAAGTGCCCACGAAAGTGGAAATGTTGATGGACTTGCTCGACCAAGACATCATCGTTGGCTTGATCAAGCAAACGGTCGACAAGACCAAGAAGAACGAATCCACCGGTGTCTACGAAGCCACTGGCGAGACTCGTGACGAGAACGAGATCGACAAGTTGTTCCGTGCGCGCGATCGCATGACGACTGCCGAGATCCGCGCTCAAGCCGAAACTGCAACCTTCATCGACACCTGGGATGCCAAGTTCTCTGGTCAAACCAAGATGAAGGCCAAAGGCGCACAGGGTACTGCTGGAGCTCCAAAAGCTGCAGCTGGTGCCCCAGCCGCTGCCAAGAAGCCGACAACTAGCTTGTTTGCTTAATCCTGAGCAGCATGAGGGCAGTGGCAACGCTGCCCTTCTCTTTTCTCTCTAGGACTCTCATGACAACTCAAAAGATTGTGCTGCAAGTCTCGTTGAGCGACGCCGGCAACATCATGTCTGCTTTGAACTCCAAAGCAAATGATCTGGTTGGCATCATCAATGTGATCCAAGCTCAGGTGTCTGCGCAAGTAGCACCGCCCCAAGCTCCAGTTCCACCCACACCACCCGGTGACGGATCTGCTGAGTGATTCCCTCATGCGGTCAAAAGCTGAGGCTGTCAGAGGGTGGGTCACTGCTCTCTGTATCCCAGTGAGTAGGCTGCACTCTTAGAAAGACCACATGACTGAACAACCACAAGAAAACGTGATTCCCAGCCGAGTGACTGTCAGCGACATGGAAGCCAAGATCAAGATGACGATTTATCAACGTCTTGAAGGAACGACCACGACAATCTGCCAGATCACAATGGAGAACGGATTCACCGTCACAGGGACCAGCGCATGCGTTGATCCGAAGAACTACAACCAGGCCCTGGGCGAGAAATACGCCTACGAGCAAGCGTTCAACAAACTCTGGGAGCTGGAAGGCTACTTGTTGTTGCAACGCCGTTTCGAGGCAGGTCTGCAATGAAACAGTTCATCGGCGTCAAACTGATCCATGCCAAACCAATGACACGCGCTGAGTACAACGCTTATCGCGGCTGGGAACTCCCAGCTGACGAGAACGGCTCAGATGCAGGATTCCTGGTTGAGTACCTGGATGGCGGCAAGGCCAACACCCCAGACCATGCTGGCTATGTCAGCTGGTCACCCGAAGACGTGTTCAATCGCGCCTACAAGCCCACCGACGGCATGTCCTTCGGCCTGGCAGTGGAAGCGATGAAGCAAGGCTTCAAGGTGTCCCGTGAGGGCTGGAATGGCAAAGGCATGTTCCTCTACTACGTCACTGCTGACTACTACCCTGTGAAGATGCCAGCAGCAAAATCGTTCTTTGGTGAGAACAGTCTCGTTCCGTACCGAGACTACATCGCCATGAAGACGGTGAACAATGACGTCGTGCCATGGGTGGCCAGTCAATCGGACATCTTGTGCAACGACTGGAGCATCGTATGAGTGAAAACCAAACAGCTCCAGAAGCAACCCAAGAAGTCGAGACCATTCAGGTCGATGACTTGAACCAGTTCGTCACGCTACTCAATCGCTGGCACGATACCAAGGTGCGTCTGCTCAAACACATGGAGCAAATTCCCGAAGGCACCGTGATTGAGATTGACGGCAAGGACGAGGAGTTCACGGGCGATCTGCGCCGTGGCTTCATGCTGGGCGTCACTGTCTCTTTGTCGGAGCTTGGCAACCTCCCGTTTGCTGCTGAAGTAGACGAAACGCCGCCGGCTGCAAATGACCCTGCCTAAAAGCAGAGTCATCAAAGTCGTCGGACAAGATCCCAGTCTTCGCAACTGGGGTCTAGCCGTTGGCTCCTTGGATCTGGAAACCAAAAAACTCACGATCGACTTTGTTGATCTGACCAATCCTGTCTTGCCTACCGGCAAGCAAGTGCGTCAGAATAGCAGCGATCTTGAGTCAGCACTCCAGCTTTATAAAGGAGCTACTGACGTCTCAATAGGCGCCCATGCAGTGTTTGTAGAAGTCCCGGTTGGCAGTCAGTCTGCTCGAGCCATGGCTTCCTACGGCATCTGTGTGGGCGTCCTTGGGGCATTACGAGCGAACGGTATCCCCTTCTTCGAAGTGACCCCAACGGAGGTCAAGCTTGCGAGCGTCGGCAACAAGACAGCCACCAAGCAAGACATGATCAAGTGGGCTATGGCCAAGCATCCCGAAGCCAATTGGCCCACTTATAAGCAGAATGGCTCTACCATGGTCAGTGAAGCTAAAGCCGAACACATGGCAGATGCCATCGCTGCGATCTATGCGGGCATGACCTGCAATTCGTTTCAACAAGTGCTGCCGTTCCTGGCAGCCAATTAAGGGAATACCCATGCAAATTCAATTCAAGCAAGCAGAAATCACCGCTGCACTGAAGCAGTACATCGTTGCCCAAGGCATCAACCTCAATGGCAAGAGCGTGGACATCGCGTTCTCTGCCACTCGTGGTGCTGCTGGCATCGTGGCTGACGTGACTATCGAAGAAACCGAGATCCCTGGTTTCACCGATAGCGTCGGTGATGACACTGTGAAGCCTGTACTTGCTGTGGTTCAACCTGCAGTGGCCAAGGCCGCAATTGCAACAGAAGCTAAAGCTGAGCCAATGGCTGAAGCCCAAGCTGACACTGGAGTTGCGGCCGAAGCACCCAAGACCACGAGCCTGTTCGGCGGTTAATCACCGTTGAGCATGGAGACTCTTAGAGCCATTGGCTACTTGGTAGCCGCTGTTGTGGTCGTCGGAGTGCTCTCAGCAGTCGGTGCTTTTGTGATGGCAGTGGTCACAGCCGTAGGGTTCGCCCTATGCGTGTTGACTGTCATTGCCTTTGTTGCCGCGTGCTTCAAAGAGTACTTCGAGAAATAGGATCTGGCCTACCCAGGCTAGGTGCTTTACCCGTTACGTCTGCCATGACGGGTAATAAAATGCAGACCGACTGATCCCCGTAAGGGATCACTATCATGAGTGGGGACTGACACCGGGTTAGCGCCGGTGTTCACAGCGATTGCTATGAGACTCCTTCCCCACACTGCTTTATGTGAGCAGTCCCCACCCATGATGGTGAACGCAGTAGCGTAGGTTGAAAGCCCATAACAGGCCGTAGAGCTAGTAGCCATCACCTAAAGTGCAGGTTCGATTCCTGATCGCTTGTCGAGGCTTGGTAGGACGGGAGTTGGGTTCGATTCCCAATGATTCAGGTCACAGCAATGTGGCTAACTCTGGGAGCAATGACATGACATCCGGGAAAGACCGGAACCATCAAGCAAGCCACTGAGCCTGGGAGTCGCGCTCCGGGTCGTTTCAGATGACAACAGCCGGAAGGCTAATTGGCAGTGGCTTGCTTGATGGTGAATTACCCTTGGGGAGTTATGACCCTGACCGTCCGCCCGGAGTAGAGGGGTGCGGCCTAAGCTGGATTGCGAGTAATTGCGACATGAGAACGCCTGGAGATCAGAAGTCCAGCAGAACGGCGTGACACTTCGGAGAGACGAAGACCTTCAAGAATGGGGACGGATTATCCGGCGATAGAGTGGCAACCCAGCCACCTGTCCCCACCCTTGAGGGTTACTTGATCAACGCCATACCGGCCTGCACGGTCAAGAGATCATCCAAGACACTC